TCTATAAATAAGGCACTTATGGAGTTTAATTATGGGAGCAATGGTGCCACCCAGTCGGAAGAGTTGTTACAACTTCCGAGTGACGAAGATCAACAGGGTAGTTGACGGAGATACAATAGACGTAACCATTGATCTTGGTTTTGATCTTGCAAAAAAGGAAAGAGTCCGAATAGCTGGAGTAGATACACCTGAGAAAAGGACAAGAGACAAAGAAGAAAAAGCATTAGGTCTCGATGCAACTAATTGGATGAAGGAGAAACTCGATGCCGCTATTAAGGGAGACGACGAACTCACTATTAGAACAGAACTTGTTGGTGGCATGGGTAAGTACGGTAGGCTTCTTGGTTGGCTTTACGTTGGCGAGGATGATGTATCGTTAAACGAACAGATGATTACCGAAGGTTATGCTTGGGAGTATGACGGCGGTACAAAGAAAAAAGATTTTGAAGAACTTCGTGAAATAAGAAGGTCTTTAGGCACACTTTCAAACGGATAATGACTAAAGAAATTATAATCAATGCACCCGAAGGTGCTAATATCGAAGGTCTACAAATTGAGCAAACTATAACTCAACCAGCAGACTTAGAAGTAGGGCCAGTTAAAGTTGGTGATGCCTCAGTGCTTACATGGACAAACACTGGCATTATAGTGGTACTTATTGCTGCTGTTGTTATTGGTAAAAAATTATTAAAATGAAATCTTTATTAATTAAAATTGGTGTTGGCATATCTTTAGGTGTCAACCTTTTTGTGTTTTCTGTTGCGATGTATGGATTGTACACTCGTGAAGCAAGAGTCGAAGAGAATCGAAAGTGGTTGTCAGAACAAATCAATCAAAAGGTTCATGAAAGTATCCTCTTGATGATGCCACCAGTGACAGGTAAAGTAAATGTCGGAAATAAATGAAATTAACATACCAAATGTTGTAATACCAAAGTTTGGCACAAATGAGGTATGGTTAAATGGTGTGCCTTTTGTACCAAGTAATCATCCATCTGTAACCACACAGATTGGATTTCCGATTGTGGAAATACCTGGTTGTGTCAAGATGCACAAGGATAATCAGGATCACGTAACACGAATGCCTTTTGATAAAGATCTTGTAAATCAAGATGAGAAAGGTTCTACAACTTTATGTCCACATGGTGAATATCCAACATATGATGCGATGGACTACACACCAGAGCAATTAATAATTCAAAGAGAAACTCCACCACCACCAGTTGAACCACCACCAGAAATTGATCCACCAGAGATTCCTGATACTGGTGATATTGGTGGTAAAGAAGAGATTGCTTGTCCTGGTCCTGGTCAATTAAGAGTTGGTGATATCACACAGTCAGGTGATGAAAGAGTAGTCGGTCACGAACTGAGTCCTGATGGTAAAACTTGTGTAACCTTATATGAGGATACTACTCCAATAGAAAAATTTCTTCCATCTACAAATCAAGCAACAACAACTCTTGCAGTCGCAGTGATTGCAACAGCAGGTGCAGCTGCAACACCATTAATATTAAGAGTAGTTAAACCAATACTTAAAAAATTATGGGATACAATACAGAAAAAATTAGGTAAGAAAATAACACCACCAACTCGTTCAGAAATAATAGCTAATGAGTATCGTCAGAAAAAGGGTCTTCCTCATCTGAAAAAGAAATAGACATATCATTTAAACCTTTTACTTCTGATTGAGTTTCAATTACCTTTGGTGTTGGTTGAGTAAATCCATCCCAATCTTTTTTAATATCTTCAACTTGTCTATCAACATCTCTCATTGTGTTTTCGATTTTAACATTGATCCATACTTTTTTGAGATATGCAATAAGTCCTAACGCAAGAAAAGAGATCGGAAACTTTTGTTTCTTTGCCCATCTCTCTGCTTTCGCATACCAAGGATCTACACCCTTACCAAATTGTTTTTCAAATTCTACCTTCATGGATTGCCTATTGAAATCTCTTTTAGATCACTTGCATCACCAGTTGGTAATGTAGTTGGTAATGGTTTATGTTCGATTGTATGATTATGCTCTGCAACTACACCTGGTGGATTGACTAATACTACGTCAGCACATACCTTATAGTATGGTGAGTTTGGATGGAACATAATTCCAGCCTTCATTAATTCACCACAGTTCTTTAATCTTGCAATCTCAAAATCTAATCTTTTATTTGCCACACTCTGTTCCATTAATGCAATATTCGCAGCAGCTGCATCTTTACACTGTTGTTGTAAGTCTTTATCTAATGGTTTCGACCAAGTAGCAGAGATACCTAATGATACTGTACTACTATCTTTCTGTCCTGTACGAACTGGTTTATAATACAAAATCTGACCTGGATTATCTGGCACATCGTCATTATTTGCGTCTACGTTATTATACACAGGGTCTTGCCAATATTCTTCATAAGGACGTTTGATGGCGATATTACCTGTTAAGAACGGTGTAACGTTCATGGTAGGACCTTGACACTGTATGCCATTTCCATAAGTATTCGTTATATACGGACCTTGTAAAACCTGTATAGCTTGATTTGTGACGCTTCCAGAACTGTTTGCCACTGGATTTGCTGTTGCAGAAACACCACCTATATCACTCGCTAATGTAGGTGTTGCAGTTCCTAACAAACAGATCGAAATCAGTTTGAGAAGGTGCTTGTTGTATTTGTTACGCTTTGTATAGTTGTTGTGCGTGTTATTATTGTATGATTTGAAAGACCTGGTCCAGAATAACTTTCTGTGAATTGAAAGGCATCTCCTGGCGTTGTTATCGTAAAGTTTGGTTTGTTGCTTAGATCCAAGTTCGTCCATGTTGAAGTCACTCCATTTAATGTATTACTATTTCCTGTTGTATTAGGAGCAGAAATAGTACCCCCATCGTGGGATATATTTGTACCAGTTATCACATATTGATATCCAGTATCATAATTCATTGAATTAATTGTTTCAGTTACGGTAGATGTTGTCTCCGTGTTGCTGGTCATTGAGCCCTGGGTAAAATTAGGAACCACAGGAACAGCATTCACAGTCCTCGCACTCGCAAGGGCAGACACACCCACAACAATCGCAAGTAATCTCTTCATTACTCATCATTGAACGGTCAACTCATTGACGAATTGGCCAGTCGCCACAGTACCAGCTCCGCCAGCTGTTATTGTCATCACACCCGCTGTTGTGATTGTTCCAGCTAAGTCACCAGCAGTTCCTGCCGCTGTTGATACTTGGTCTGAGAAGTTACTTACAGCACCGACTGATGGTGCAGATTGTGATACCGCATCACCTTGAATGTAGGTTTGGCTATAGCTGAAACTTGCACCTGGAACGTCTTGGGTAGCTGCTATAGTACCTGGTGCCATAACACCACTTGTGATAGTTCCTGCAGAAACTGTGTTAACAGTTGTACCATCTGTTGTATCAACACCATTTCCAGAAACAGAGTATGAACTTCCGATTCTTTCAACCTGTGTTGCAGCTGCATTCACTTGTAATTGAATACTTGAACTGAGTTTATGTGTAATATCCGCAAATGCAGGTGAACTAAAACCCGCAAACAATAATATAGGTAATAGTTTTTTCATCTGTAAATGTACCTATTGATATAGCTTTATTTAGCGTCCAAATATTTCCATATTATAACATTTTTTAAAAGACTTGACAACTGTAGCAACATACACTATAGTATATTTGTTGGACGCAACATGGGAGTGACTGAATAAACTTACTGGCAACCGCTGGTTAAGGTGATGAGACACAGGTGGTGCTGCTGCTCGCAAGGGTAGAACCGATCAACCAATCGGGTCTCAGGCAAGGACGTTTTTACACTGTAGTAATGCTCGTTCTTTGTTGGTACACAGGAATCCAACCTCCCTCTTTTTTGACCTAAGATGCAACTCTATGAGTCGGGCAGATGGTCTCCCTAACACAAAGTAAAAATTAATCTAATAAAATCTAATGTCTTTTTCTAATCTTAAAAAACAATCCTCACTTGGTTCTCTGACAGCAAAACTTGTTAGTCAGGTGGAAAAAATGAACAAAGGTGCAAACGGTGTAGATGATCGTTTATGGAAACCAGAAGTAGATAAAGCAGGTAACGGTTACGCAGTAATCAGATTTCTCCCTGCACCAGACGGAGAAGATTTGCCTTGGGCAAAACTTTATACTCACGCTTTCCAAGCATCTGGTGGTTGGTATATTGAGAACTCATTAACAACACTTGGTCAGAAAGACCCAGTATCAGAGCATAATTCACAACTCTGGAACTCAGGTGTTGATTCCGATAAAGAAGTCGCAAGAAAACAGAAACGTAAGTTATCTTATTACAGTAACGTTTATGTTGTAAAAGACCCTTCAAACCCAGCGAATGAAGGTAAAGTATTCTTGTTTAGATATGGAAAGAAAATCTTTGATAAGATAACTGCTGCAATGCAACCTGAGTTTGAAGATGAACAAGCAATCAACCCATTTGATTTCTGGGCTGGTGCAAACTTCAAAATCAAAATCAAAAAGGTTGCTGGGTATTGGAACTATGACTCATCTGAGTTTGCTGCTCCTGCTCCACTTCTAGATGATGACGATGCAATGGAGACAGTTTGGAAGAACGAATATTCTCTTGCAGAACTCGTTGCTCCAGACCAGTTCAAGTCATATGAAGACCTCAAGAAGAGACTTGATTATGTTCTTGGTCTCACTGTTGCACCAAAAAGACAAGACCCCGAAGTTATTGATGAAGATAATAACTTAGAGGACTTAAGTGAAGGTCGTGCTGTTGTTGACACAACTCCATCCTCTGTTAATACTGATGAGGATGAAGAAGATGCACTCAGCTATTTTGCAAAATTAGCTGAAAATTAGGAAATACCCCGAAAAAAATTTCGGGCCATTTTTTACGCCAGAGGTCGCTCAAAACGACCTCTTTTTTTATGGTGAAATTATTCTTGGATTCTCTGTTTTTTTAAGTTTATCAGTTACAAACTGTCTTGATGGTTTATATTCCATGATCTCTTCAAAACTTTCGAGGAAGAAGTTTAAGTATTCAGATCTAAGTACGTTGATATTTCTTTTATTATCATTTACATTAGTTTCATGTTCTAAGAAGGTAAATGATGTAAGTGACGATTCTTCTCTTAAAACACCATTATCTAAAAAACTAATTGAGTGTCCAGCTGGAACTGTTAAACCTACTGGCTGAATCAACTTTCCACTTGAATCTCTTATGAGTTTAGTTTCATAATGATGAATATTTGATAGTT